TAGTAGCAACAGCTGTACTTGGATTGTTTCCATATACAGATAAAAAGGATGAAATGACACAGTCAAAAATCTATCAGATAGAATTTCAAAAAGCATTACAGGGACAGATATCTGCCATACTGGAAAACATGAACAGCAATCAGTATGAAAGAGTATACGATTATCTGAAAGGGTGTTATGAGGACGGTTTTATCGGTACAATCTATGATTTGCAGGGTCAGGGATTGCCGCTTATACTGCCCTTGAATCAGGAGGAAATTGTTGAAGCACTCTTGATTGAAAGTAAAATTTCTGAGGGACTTTATACAAAAATGGGAAACAATGTTGAAGTACTTAAAAAGAATATTTCTTTTGAGATTGCAAGAGGTATTTCCACGTCATCCCCATACTTACAAATAGCCAGGAATTTAAGAAGCAGCGCCAATATGACGTTAAATCAGTCAATGAGGATAGTAAGAACGGAGGGGAACAGGATACATAATAAATCTGCTCTTGACGCGTGCCGCAAGGCAAAAGAAGCCGGGGCAGACGTTTTAAAGATGTGGGATGCAACTCTTGACGGATTGACACGCCCTCGCCACAGGCAATTGGACGGGCAAATTAGGGAAGTAACAGAGGACTTTGAAGTTGACGGCCTAACAGTATCAGCGCCTTTGCATTTCGGCATAGCTGCTGAAGACTGTAATTGCAGATGTCATTTGCTTACCAAAGCAAGGTGGGAGATGAACGAGTCCTTTACAAAATGGAATAACGAAACTGCGGAACTCATGTATTTTGATAACGTAAAGGATTATCAGGACTTCAAAAAGAACTATTGGAATCATGTTGACAATTCGGGTAAAAGTGGTATAATTAAAGAAAATGAAGTAATCGGAAGAAGCGTCGGTGCATCAGCTAAGAATTATCCTGTTAGACTGCCTGATGGAAATCATGCAAAATTTGCTGAGGGAACAGAGATCACTAAAATAAAGGTTTTTGCAGGCAATGGAACAGATATGCCAATACGAAATGCTATATTTCTTGAAAATGATTATAATATTCCAGCTTATAAATGGCAGAAAGTTAGAGGAGAAGCAATTATTGTTGAAAGTGGAAAAAAACGACGAGTAGAAATTCATTGGTATGAGGCAGAAAACCAAAAAGTTAAAATAAAGGTAAAGAGGTATTTAGATGAAAGTTAGATATATCGGTAACATAAGTGATCCCATGGAACTAATAAGCGGAAATGTTTATGAATGCTTGGGTAAAGAAAAAGATAGATATCGTGTAATAGACGAAACAAAAGAAGACTATTTGTACCCAGTAGAGGAATTTGAAATAGTCGAAGATTAAAATATGGATAAAGAGGTTATTTGAGGTGGAAGAATTCGTACAATCCACACGCCGCTGGTAATGACAGGGGAACCCCGAGAGATGCAGGAGAGCTGTACGCCTGCCAAATAACCAAACTATCATAAACCGCTTTGAGAAATCAAGGCGGTTTTGTTATATCAGCCGTTATAAAAAGTAAAGAGGAGGAATACAATGGCTAAAGATGATTACTTTGTGTTGGTTTATAAGTTTTTGTCATATCTTTATAAAAGTTTAAAGTGCGGCAAGATACCTCAGGAAAGTTATTTACACTGGCAGACCAAAGACTTTCCGGTTGAAGAAACTTATTTCAATTATGTGGTAGAAAATCTGATGAAAGACGGCTATATAGAAAATGTCTTGATAATACCCGTTGACGGAGCAAATCCAATTATCAGAATTGATAACAGTATAAGAATAACTCCTAAAGGCATTGAATACCTTGAAGAAAACAGCAGTATGAAAAGGATAGCCACAGCTTTAAAAGAAGTTATTAATATAGTAAAGCCGTAATTGAAAGAAAGAGGAAAGGTTATGAAGTGTCCTTATACAATACACAGGCACAATATATTGCAGGAAAGATATGAGTATAATAATGAAGGGCAGCAAGTATTTACAGTTAGGATAGATCAAAGCAATGCAGAAATGATTGAATGCGAGAAAGAAAACTGCGGCGCATGGAAAAACGGCGAATGCTGTTATAATGCTTAGAAAATTAAAATTTAATAAGTTTTAAAGCATCTCAAACGAGGTGCTTTTTTAATACCCAAAAATAAAACAGCAGAAAGGATTGATTTTATGTTAGTAAAAATTACAGGAAAGAAAAACGAGGAATTGTTGACAACAACAAGCCGAAAAGTTGCGGAGGTTTTTGGAAAGCGGCATGACCACGTTCTTCGTGATATAGAAAACCTTGGCTGCTCTGATAATTTCAGAAAACTCAATTTTGGGGTTTCAGAATACAAGGTTAAGGGTAACAATAAAACCTATCATGAATATAACATGACCCGTGATGGATTTACATTGCTTGTTATGGGTTATACAGGTGAAAAAGCAATGCAGTTTAAGGAAATGTATATAAATGCCTTTAATGAAATGGAAAAGGAACTTAAACGCATTTACGATGAAAGACGTCAATGGGAAATTGAACGTGCTAAGGGTGTGCTTGTGCGTCATATTCTGACTGACACAATAAAAATGAAAATTGCTGAAAGTCCACATAAGAAATTTATGTATCCCAATTACACAAAACTGATATATAAAACGCTTTTTGGCAAGCCTTTGAAAGAACTGTTAAAAGAATACAAAGTTAAGTCAAGGGAAACAATCAGAGACTATTTGACATCTGAGCAATTAAAGGATGTTGAAAGTATGGAAATGCTTGTTTCATCGCTTATAAACTGCGGCTGGAGTTATGAACAGATAAAAGATTTTATTGAAGTGAATCACATTAAGAAAATAGCATAATAAAACGCTTTAGCAATAGTTAAGGCGTTATTTTTATGCCCTGAGCAAGGCGTAAAACTGCTTGGAAAGGAGAAGCTATGGAATTTTTAAAAGAAATATTGGGAGAGGATTTGTATACTAAGTTTGAAGAAAAAATAAACGAGTATAACGAATCGGATTCCAACAAGGAGAAGCAGATTAAAATCTGCAATTTGAATGCCGGAGAATATGTTGCTAAGAGTGATTATGATTCTTTAGGTGAAACGCTTAAAAGTAAGGAGGCAGAGCTTGAAACAGCTAATAATCTGATTACAGACCTGAAAAAATCTTCAAACGGAAATGAGGACTTTCAAACTAAGATAACCGGATACGAAACAGATATTTTAAATTTACAGAAACAGCTTGAAGAAACACGACTTAATTCAGCTGTTGAGGTTGCACTATTGTCTGCTAAAGCTTCGGACGTAGGATACCTTATGTTTAAGCTGACTGAAAAAGGCGATAAGCTCGAACTTGATGAAAACGGCAATATCAAAGGCTGGAACGATAAGCTGTCAGGACTTAAAACACAGTATCCAAATATGTTTGAATCCGGAAATAATGACGGGTACAGGGTGTTAGGAGATAACAGACTGCCTGGAAGTGATGATTTAAGAGTAACGGCAACAAAAGAAGAATTTTTAAAAATGGGATATAATGAGCGGCTAAAACTAAAACAAGAGAATGAAGACCTATATAAGTCGCTTGTTAAGAATTAAGAAAGAGGTAAAAAATTATGGCGAGAACAGGAAATTTTGGCGGATTCGTTTTTGATGAAGAAGTATTCACAGATATGATGCATGAAAATGATTTTTGGCGCAATGAAATATCGGCGTCCGGAATAGTCCAGCACGATGCAGCAATAATGGACCTTATCGGCTCAAAGGGAAATGTTGCAACGATTCCGATATATAAGCCCCTGAATGTATTTGATGAGGACATGGCTGCGCTGAATAATGACGGTGAAACAGACAACACTCCTGTTGAAATTGCAGGGGATAAACAAACTTGTATGCTAATACAGAGAATGAAAGCATTTAAGGCAAAAGACTTCACAAAGGAACTGACAGGAGCAGATCCGCTCGGTCTGATCAAGAACAAGATAGCAAATTATTATACGCAGGTATGGGAAGCAGAGTTAATGAATATAGCGGACGCGGTTCTTGGCGTAAGCGAATTGTCAGACCATATAACAGATTTATCGGTAACTTCCGGTACTGTCGGAGATACAAATATTATTAATGAAACTACTATAATTGACGCGGAGCAGACAGCTCTCGGTGACATGGCAGGCGGTCTCGGGCTTGTAATAATGCATTCAAAGATATTTGCAAGATACAAAAAGCTCGGACTTGTCGATTACGGTAAATACACAGTCGGAAATATAATCAGACAGGATATTGAACTTCCGACAATTAACGGCAAGATACCGATTGTAACAGATTATTATACTGTTGATACGTCTGTGACAGGATTCCCGGTATTCAAGACATATCTCTTCGGAGAGGGTGCTTTCCTGACAGCGGAAAAGAAAAATTATGAGAATCAGTATACAACGAATTATGATCCTGAAACTTCGGCAGGTATTGATAAATTCTATACCAAACAAGGCAAGGTACTTCATCCGAACGGACTTTCACTTTTAACTGATAATATCTTAAAGGAATCTCCGACAAAGGACGAACTAAAAAATTCTGCAAACTGGTCTCTTAAGTTTAATACTAAAAATGTGAAAATGGGACTTATCAAAACTAACGGCTAAGAAAGGAATGCAAAGACATGAACAGATATATAATTGTTGATGGTCTGCCTTATCTGTATGCTGACGGAAAAGCGTATGCTGTGAGATGGGATAATAAAGGGTTTACAGTGGGGGACGAGGTCAAACTGACCTCTGCTCCCGGTATAATTTATTCTGAATTATCGGTAAAGGCAAAATGCGCTGGAAAACTGAACAGTATAGCCGCGCAAAAGAAGCAGGCAAAGGAATAAGGCTGTGTTATGATAATTACGGTTGATAAATTCAAGGAATTTGCGGACGTAAAAGAACCTGATGAGATAATTGAAGCGAAATTAACTGCGCTTGAATCATTGATACGCAAATATACAAATAATAATTTTCAGGTGCGGTCAATACGTTCACAATCTGTAATACTTGACGGTAAAATACTGAACCCTCCGGCATTTCTGAAATCGGGGGATACAATTCATATTACTGAAAGTATGCTGAATAACGGAGTGTATGAAGTTGTATCCATTGATGATAACGGTATGAGCGTTTCAAAGGATTTGCTTGACTGCCGCAGAAATCTTGTAACTAAGGTTGAATATCCGCCGGATGTTGTAATGGGGGTTGTGAATATGCTGAAATGGGATTTACAGAACCGTGATAAAACTGGTATTCAGTCTGAAACCATTTCAAGGCATTCGGTAACATATTTCAGCGTTGACGGTGATAAAACAGTAATGGGTTATCCAAAAATGCTGTTAGGATTTCTAATGCCGTATATGAAAGCGAGGTTTTGACGTGAGAGGCATTGGCGGTAATATAGAAGGAGTATTTCAAGTATATGAATCCCGTACAAACGAAATAGGCGAAGCGGTAAAGATGTGGGAAACGATTCAATCGGTCAGGGGATTCCTTGATATGTGCGGAGGCGATTCAAGCTATAAAGCATATGATTCTAAGATACAGGAATCAACCCATGTGTTTATATGTGATTATGTAAGCCTTGACAAGCGTATTACAGCGGAAAAAAGCCGTATGCATATAAACGGAAAAGTATACGATATTATGCTGATAGATAATCCAATGGAACTGAATGAACAGCTTGAAATTTATCTAAAATTTACAGGAGGGCAGTAATGTGTGTTGAATTTAAAGATAATTCCGGCGAGGTTAAAGCAGTCTTAAATAAAGCGGTTAAACAGCTGCTTTATGAAGCTGCCGGAACTATAAAATCCCAAGCAAAGCAAAATTCCGCAGTTGACAGTTCAGATACAAAAGGCTCATGGGATTATACGGTTGACGTGGCTAAGGGCGAAGCGAAAATCGGTTCTCCGTTACAAAATGCAGTTTGGGAGGAATTTGGCACGGGTGATTATGCTTTGGAAAAGGGCAGGAGTACACCGTGGTATGTTCCGGTTGATGGATATATCGGAAAAAAGAAACCGTCATATAACGGTAAGGTGGTTATTGTATACGGTAAAAACGGCAGGAAGTTTTATAAAACCAACGGTAAAAAGCCGCGAAGAGTCTTGCACAATGCCTTTCATGTAAAAAAGGCGGCTATAATTAAAATAGCCGAACAAATAATAAAATCGGAGATGGGAAAATGACTGTTAAAGGACTTGGATATATAGCTGACAAACTTAACAGTGCAGGGATTCCGTATTGCTTTGAGGAATGGACAAAAGAAATCCAGTATCCTTA